TCGCTTGCCCTTGCGCCGCCTGAGCTTGTTGAGATAACGCTGTTTGTTGTGCAGCTTGTGATTGTGCCTGTTGAGATATTGCACCTTGAGCCGCGGATATAGTAGGAACTTGTCCCGCAGTCGTAACAGGTTGGAAGGTTGCAGCTGTTGTAGGAGCAACCTGTTGTGCTCCGGTAGCTTGAGCAATAGTAGTGGGGGCAGGAACTTGTCCTGTTACTTGCCCAGTAACCGGCGCAATTGTTTCCCCCGGTTGTACAGCTTGTTGTTGAACATTGTACTGCGCTTGGGCTGACATAACGGGATTAACTGTGGCTTGTTGCATGTACGTATCAACAGGTTGCATTCCCGCTTGAGGTGGAGGATTAGTTGCCATACCTTAGTCCCTTTGCAAAACTCTGTCTAGTTTGTCTTCGACACGATGCAATGCTTCCATCACTTGGCGTACATCATTGCGTACGTCTTCACGAGTAGCGTATTCTTCACGTGTCTTGTTTAATAATATCTCTAATCTTTTCTGTTCACGGCTGGTGCTGCTAGCCCACCATGCACCACCTGCAGCAAGCAACCCAAGCAGCATATCTACGAGGCTGGTCATTTCCATCAGTCAGCATCCGCAATGGTCAACGTGCCAGCTTCCACTTGGCGCATAATTTCATCAAAATGAGTGTTACCAACAATTATGGGTACAGACCAAGTTTCATTGTTGATAACGGCGATAATACAATCATTTTCATTTGTTATCGGAGACAGTACATATTTAGCTGATGTTATTCTCATTTTATAACTCCGCAGAAAATGCTATATGGGCGTTAGTGTCATTATTATTAGTTATGCCATACACATACCCTTGCGTTAAACCTGAAGCGACAGCAACATTTACCCCAACAATATTATCTGTGCTTTCTGATGTTGCTATAGAAACTCCAGTAACATTTGGACTACTCACCTGATGGGCAGTTCTTATAGAGCCTGAACTTGTTATTGATGGAATAGTTCTCATACCCACAGGCCTCATTTGAACCGGTAACCTTATGCCTGTGGTATTATAAGCAATGCCTAGCCCCAAATGACCATAACTTTCACCTTTACCAATATATTGATAATACCGTTGACACCTAGCCAACTCATCGCCATAGCTACGGTGTTCAAACGGCGTGGCTGTCTCGCCTACTTCTAGCTGTACGCCTGTGATGTAGAAGGTTGCTGAAGCTGAACCTATCCAAGCGGCTTGATTTGTTGTTTCCCACTTTTCACCAGCCGCCCAAGCATCTGCTGTACCTTGCACATCAGAACCAGAGCCAAACCCCCAATAAATACGCAAACCGTTGCCATTAGTTCTATTCCAACTACCTGTCGTGTCACCCTCGACTGTAATAGTTTTCTTTTCCCAAGTGTTTGCACTACTAATTGTGTATTCATAAATGTAGTGTCTGCTTGCTGTTGTTGAATAAAATGCACCACAATATGTACCAGTTAAGCTAGACTTAACCCAAAAAGAAAGCGTTGCTGTTTTTGCATCACTGCTTCCGTAAGCTAACCGTGCAACATCATAACCCTCAATGTCTGTTGCCCAACGGTAGTCATCCCCAGCCGCAACAGAACTATCAACTGCTGTATTTATTAACTTTGCACTAAATTCAAACTCATTACTTGGAACGTCAGTAGATTGTTCAACAGTAAACGTGCCGCCACCATTAGCCCAACCTTTGAAACGGTCGCATGTAAAATCATCATCTCCGCTGACCGTTATTGCACTGGTTCCACGTTGCCATATAAAAAAATTACCATTTATATTTATACGTCTGTTCGACAACGCCGTCTGCGAACCAATCAGTGCGGCTAGTTCTGCTGCTTTACTCATGCAAGGTCTCCGTGAAGTATTGTAGAGTTATAGTTTGCATCATAGGCCGCAGTAAATGTACTAGCATTGACAGAAGCGTGACGTATAAGCAGGTCAGAAGTAGAAATAGCATCTGTGCCTTCAGCCAGACCATAACTACCTTTGAGATAACTATCGCCTGTTCCTTGTCTTTGATGACTTGCAATAGCGTAATCATTATTGTTCATATTACTTGTAAAAGCTAAAGTCGCTCTACCCTGCGCTGTGTCTGTAACACTGGATATATTCAAACTATCTCTTGCAGTTTGGCTGCTATCCCAATTGCACCAAACCTTCGCACTGCCATTTGCAACAAAGCTAGTAGCAATGCTGTTATTACCGCTGGCATCCTTTAGGGTGTTTACTCTAAGTTCGCTTGCCATTATGCTAGGTCTCCGTGAACTAAAGAGTTTACATCAGCAACATCAATCGCCGCACCCGTATCGCCTCTGGCACAATATGTATTTATGTCTGATGTTGTGTTTGAAGTGTGAGAAACAGTATCTATAATTGCCCTGAATCCACCTGTCCCGCCTGTGGCATTTCTTGCACAATCATTGCTAGACATATTATTGGTAAAGTTAGTTTCGTAATCTCCTGTCCCATTGTCATCAACAGAGCTTGTATTGAACGAATCATTTATGGTTGTTCCATCACTTTGATTACACCAAACCTTCGCCAAGCCCTGCTGAAGATTAGTCGTGGTTGAGTTGCCCTCGCCTGTCACCGCAATAGAACCAGCCGTGGCTACCCCTGTGATTGTATCGACTTTGAGTATGCTTGCCATTATGCTAAGTCTCCGTGAATAAGAGAGGACACTTGGTCACTATCGTACAATGTGTTGCCAGTCGTTTTTGTTCTAAATTCATAAGCAGTTGTAGTTGCGTCAGATGGACCCTCACACAAAGTTTGGCCCGTATTGTTCTGATACTGACAAACGCCACTAACAGCGTAATTAGCATTAGACATAGCATTAGTCACTGTTAGGGTAGCAAGACCAGTTCCGTCATCACTTAAACTGCTCAATCCTGCGCTGTCTGTAATAGACATAACACCACTACCATCGTAACGAACCCACATCTTCGCCGCATACTGCTTAGTCAACGCAACAGGACCAGTGCCAGCCTTATCTGCAATAGTATCTACGTTCAATACACTGGTCATACGATACTCCAATATCCGTTAACGGTAACGGTAGCAGACTGCGTTATAGGACCAGCCGATACACCATTCTCATCACTGTCAATCGTAATGTCTGCACTGATGGTCTGACCATTCAAACGGATGATACTATTGTTACCCTTGAAAGGATAGCGCGTGTCACTCTCTGTCTTTGTGTAGCTGTTGACTACAGAGAAGGTGTCATAGATAACCATCTCAACTACGTCATTAAGAGATGCACCTGTGACCAGTACAACTGTTGTACCTGTCGTGGCTGTATAGTCTGTACCCGGTTTGAGTAAGACACCATTCTGGTACACGTCCATATACAGGCTATCCTGATAGGTCAGTACCTTTGCATCTTGGTCACTGCCAGAGAAGCTAGTCTGTCCTGCTGTCGCCTGATATATAAAGCGATTGCGAACTCCTACTGATGGGGATTTACCTATGTAGGGCATTATGCCAAGTCTCCCTGTACGATACCATCCATTATGTCGTGGTCTGCGCTAGTTCCCCCAGTGTTTGCAGTTTGTATACCAAATCTAGTAGTTGCAACATTCCCCATATAAGGTGATGTACCAAAAGCCGCACCAGAGTTGTGTGAACTGCCAACAGAACCGAAGTTTGAATTAGCAAAATTATTTGTTACGTTAAAAGAAAAATTTCCGTTAGTTGAATCGGTTACTGAAGCTACGTTGTGTGAATCGTTTGTCGTATTAGTTTTACCGTCAAAATCAACCCACGCCTTCGCCAATCCCTGCTGCAAAGAAGTAGTTACAGCACCGCCCTCAGACGCAACAGTAATCTGTTCACTTGCATCTATTGTCAAAAAAGTAGCATTAGCAGCATTAGTAACATTTTCTATACCGCCACTACCTATTTTGGTCAGTGCCATAACCGTATCTCCTTATGCGTAAGGGCTGTCACCCAGCACAGATGTATCCCAAGCTGCCTTGAGTTTAGTAATCGTATCTGCGCTAGTAATTGCAGAAGCAGCAGGTGCATCACGAAGAGCAGTCTTCTTAGCTACAGATGCAGTCTTTGCAGATGCGTCATCAGCTTCTAGTGCCTTCATGTACACTACGTCCTCTGCATCAAGCAGTGGTCCACGAACTTCACGGATTTTATCCTTGAAGATTTCTTTTGCCTTAGTCATGTCTTCTGAAATAACAGAACCTGACAATGACCATGCACCACGAAAGTGACGGTCAGCAGGGACAGTTGCAGTTGAAGCATCAATCTGATTCCCGTCCTTATCTACGATGTATGTTGTTACAGCCATTGTTTTCTCCTTATGCTGCTATATCAGTGACGCTTAGTTCTTCAGTTATCTTCCAAGCATTGCGCCACTCACGAGTGCTTGGTAACTGTTCTTTGCGGCAAATAACCATCTTAGGTTTGTTGCCTTCATCCCAAGTCTGCCACACGTGCTGTGGGCAGTCTTTCATAATTAGGTATTCAATTGCTTGCTCTTCTGTCATAGCTTCGACTGGCTCAGTCTCGTGCAGCAAATAGCCACGAGTATGTTTCTTGAAGTCAGGCTGCGCTTCGTCTTTTGCCAGTTCCCAGTAGACCCACACAGGTGGCAGGATACCGCCCTGCAAGGCACACGCCATCCAGTTAGGGTCAGGTACAAGTATCTTGGCGCACTCATCAATGCTGTCCTCATAGACAACACGGTAGTCTGACTGCACACCGTCTAAGTTTTCTTTTGCCCAGCATAATCTGTCAAACAGGTGCGTGCCTTGAAATTTTGGTGTTTCCATTATGATAAGTCCCCGTGTACCGCCCAATGATGCGATGTATCTACTAAAGCATTAGTTGAGGTTGTATGTGTCTTTGAGTCAAAGAGAGTGGTGGTGGTGTCACTACCCCCTATTCTTATAATCCGTGAAGCCTGTCCTGCCATACCAGTCATTCCACCATTATCCATTTGCGCTGAAAACGCACTGGTGACTGTGTAATCATAGTCGCCTGTGCCATTGTCTGTTTGTGATGAAACATTTAGTGAGTCACTAATACCGCTTCCATCTGTAGCAGAAGCGCCACACCAAGCCTTAGCACTACCATTTACAACATAGTTCGTGGCGATTGACCCAGCGGTGCTGTGTTCCAGCGTATCTGCTACAATTTTACCTGCCATTACGCTAAGTCTCCTGCATTAGCACAATACCAAAGATTATCTTGTGCGGCACTTGAGTCTGCATCTGCCATAACAACTTCTATGGCACTTGTAGAAGTGTCTGTTCCGATACAACAGGTATTGTTTGTCTGTACCATATTTCCAAAAAAAGAATATTGAATTGATGACATATTATTCGTTAAATTTACCCCAGCGTTTCCTGTACTATCGTCATCATAACTTGATACGTTGAGTGTGTCTGACCCACCACTTCCCGCTGTTACGCCATTATAGGTGGATGAAGCGTGTTGGTTGTACACCGCCCTTGTTTTTAACAACCCCTGTTCCAGAGACTGTGTAACACTAGCACCAACAGTCACGGTGACAGTCTTAGCAGTGCTTGTGCCAGTGAGTTTGTCTGTTTTTACCTCACTCATGCTAAGTCTCCAACAGTAGAACAATAGTTTGCTTGGTCTGTGTCAGTATTTGAGTCGTTGTCGTTGTTATTTGTAACGATTTTACTGGCACTTGCGCTGTTGTCACTTCTTCTAGTGCAACTATTATTTGTTGCTTGTGCGCCACCAAGAAATACTATGTCATCACTAGAATGTGCATTTGTCAGATTTACTGCCCATATTCCTGTTGCAATATCTGTTACTGTGCTTACGTTCAGACTTGACGTACCAATTCCGTCTGCGGCTACACTATGTTTGGTAGAACCTGTTTGGTTATAGTAGCACATCATTTTTAAAGATGCTTGCTTCGTCAGCGTAGCCGCACCACCACTCGTGCTTTGTATGGTATCTGCTTTTAATGTACTCATAGCGTCACCAATGTCCCGCCAGATTCGACTGTAAGTGTAACACCAGAAGCCACAGTAAACGGACCAGTTACGTTGGCGTTCTCTGTGGCTAAGATGGTTGTGTCTACAGTCAGGCTTTGATTGTTTGTGCGGAAGATACCGCCAGACTTAAAATTACCTCTGTTTTCTGCGGCAGGTGAGATAGACCCAGAAGACACACCCATGTACAT